TCATAGTATGCGGTTCTAAACGAGCAACCGCTGGTGTCAAGTTGGATCATATCAACAGCAACTTCTTATTTAGTTTTGGTGCGACTTCTTGTTGCGGCGGTGCTGACCTGTAAGGATTCGCTTGAGAATTCGCTTGATTCACCACGGCTCTGTTTCGAGCTTCTATTAGAGCTTGTTGATTTACCTGAGCAGCGTAAGCCGCATCGCTCTGTCGATTCATTTCATTAACCCATTGTCGGTCATTCCAATAATCGTAGCTCATTTCAGTCTCCAAATAGCCGACTCATTCGGACCTACTGCAATGGTGACAACACGATTCGCGTTTCGCATCCGGTACAGTCGCTTGTAGGCAACAGCCAGAGGGAGACCGAGACTGTTGGCTACTTGCCGCGTAGTCATCGCACCACCTTTGGCACGCTTCAGTAACGCGGTGATCTCGTCACGGTAGGCATCATTTATCTGTTGCGTTGGTCGTGACATTACGGGCGACGGAGTAGCGATTGCAGCTATTTGTGTTCCCCATGTCATTTTGTTACTCCCAACTGTTTGGTGGCAAAGGTAAAGTGCATTTATTAGTCTTCCAGATACCAGTCCGACTTATTGACGGGCAAGCATAAGTGCTGAATCGAACCCCGTATTTTCTCGAACCAAGCAGCAATGAGAACCGCACTCCTACTTGCCAATTACGTCGCTGCCAGTACGTTATTGCTACACCGTACATTTGCGACTCGAAATCTAGGCTGTAGTCAGTCCCGATCAAAATACCTAGCTTCATTTCTGCATCTCCAATTTAGTCATCTTGTACTCACGAACATATCGACACTCGACAGTACCGTCCTTCAACACCGTCTCACTCACCAGCTTCTTAGTCTCAGTGCTCTCACAGGTCAGTGTCGGCTCTGCGTAACGTGCTACACCGTACCAGAGTAGTAATGTTAGAGTGAAAGTTATCAACACAGTGCGGATCATGTACGTGGGGCCGGGGTCGCTCTGCTCGATCTTGAGGTCATCGAATTTAGTGGTGTGAGCCACGGTAATACTCCTCTTCAAGTTTGCGTTGAACCAATGCAGCAGCTTGGTCTAGCGCTAGTTGATCCAGTTGATGAGCTAAGTGGTCGCATATCTGCTGTGCTGTGTGCAAGTCCATCGTGAGTCGTGCGCCGTTGACGATCAGGGTGATGGTGCTGCCACCTACGTCTGCGATTGTGGTTACGGTCATAATCCGATTACTCCAATCATGTAGTGCAACCCACGGCGTTCAAAGTGAGCACGTAAAACTCCATGTCGCAGGTAGTACATTTCAAGTGGTGTGAGTAGATATAGGTTTTTCATGACAACTCCTCAAACCTAGCCTCATCATTCAACTGATCAGCACGATCACACTTGGCTTTGTACTCCGCATCGTAGTCACGCTCAACACCACTTCCATTACAGTGACCACAGCGGCTACCGTCTGTCATGCCTTCACCGCTGCCGTTGCAGTAGTTGCATAGTGGTTCGGTCATGACAGCACCTTGATTCGCTCAAGCTCACGTTCGTAGCGGTACATGTCACTCTCCCACTCAACAGCTTCTACACGATCTTCGCGAAGGTACGCGAGTCGCGCTTGTACGAAACTAATTCGTACCCAAGCCCACAGATGTATTTTTCTCAGCATGTCGTTTCTCCAAAAAGTTTGTCAGTTCAACTCGTTCTCTAGTCATTCTCAGTTTCGTGTAACGCTGGTGCAACCGTTCTACTATGTCTTCCCTACATTTGCCGTTGAGTTCCAAGTTCATTAGTTCCTTCACTTGGTCTTCACGTAGCTCCGTCAGGAACTCGTTCAACGTCTTCCAACTTCTCAGTATCTGTTCGTACATATCAACCTCCAATGAATTCAGTATCAGACAATCTTTGAACAATGTCAAGAACTTTTTGATTTATTTTCACGATAATTTTTCACCGCGTTTCTGAGTGAGTTTTGGTTCGTGGCTTTCTCGTCTAGTGCGTCAGCCTGTGCCTGATCGAGGGTATTGATTGTCAAGATTCGATGACAAATTACAGGGGCACCTTGACCTTGACGATGCAGTCGTGCGTTTGCCTGTGAATAGCCATCCAAGCTCCACGAAAGTCCGAACCATACGATGATGTGACCTGCCTTTTGCATCCCGTCAATCCCGTGGGCCATCGAAAAACAGTGGCCGATCATCAATCGACACTTGCCAGTTACCCATCGCGTCATGGCGTTCTGTAGCGCAGATTCCGATTTGCATTCGGTAAGGTTGATGGGGTCTAAGTCTTTGAACTTCTCCATGATACGTTGTGCATCGCTACGGTACTGGTACATACACAACACAGGTTGTCCATTAGCTTCATCAATGATCTCTTCCAATGCCTCCAGCTTGGCATCATGTATCGGCTCCCACAGTGGCATCCCAGCTACAGGATAGATGGCACCGTTTGAATATTGCAGGCAGGTATTGGTGAGCGACGCTTGGTTGAACATTTCCTTCTCTGCACCACTATCGAGCTTGAGAAAGAAGTCTTTTTCCATCTGTTCGTACTTGGCACGTACTTCAGGTTCAAAATCTACCCATACATCATTCACTATCAGATCCGGCATCTTGAGATAATCTTCAGCGCTCATCTCCAGTGTCATGTCACCGATGAGGTTCTTGATGACATCTTCCGCACCATCGACAATGATCTCTTTGTACGGTCCCACCTTCTTATAAAACCGTGTGGAGAACTGTGTCTTGCTCTTACCTAGACGCTGACCACCATCAAGCACAAGAAACTGGCCGTGGAGGTCTTTGTAGCCATTACTAGCGGGCGTCCCTGTGAGGCCAGTGGTCCATTTAAAATGTCGGTGTATCTTCATCAGCGACTTGACACGATCAGTCGTGGAGGTCTTACATTTCGACACTTCATCGAACACTATCCCGTCGAATGGGAGCGGTTTGTCTTTACTAAGATAGTACGTGTTCAAGGTTTCAGCGAGCCATTTCAGATTCTCGTAATTGATGATATAAATATCTGCTTCACGTAACAGTGCCCGAGTACGTTGATCACGATTACCCACAACCATATTGAAACGCAGATGTTGCGTGTGAGACCATTTCAGCGCTTCCTGTCTCCAGACAAGCCGACACACTCGCACTGGTGCCACCACCAGAACTGCCTTGAGGAACTTGGTATTCAGTAGATGTGAGATACTGGTGAGTGTTGCGGATGTCTTCCCCAACCCCATATCGAGCCAGAGTGCCGTATTGGGTCGAGTACATTGAAAATTGACAGCACGCTTCTGATAGTCGTGTAGTAGTTCAGGGGTTAGCATAATGATCCACAAGTGCCTTTCCAGCTTCAACAGAGTCAATCACATACACCAAGCATCCATGTGCTCTCAGCTTCTCGTGCTCGCGCAGTTGCCCCGGAGTAGGTAGCTTCCCACCACGCTTGAACTCCACGAAGATCACTTGTCCATCGGGTCTGATCAGTATTTGGTCAGGTACAAAGTTGTGTCCGGGCGAGACCCACTTCCGCGTCAGCCAACCTTTCGATTCGGCGTATCGCTTGACAGACTTTTCTATGTCTTTTTCGAGAGGGTTACTCAGCATCGGGATACTCCAGTTCAATCATCAACTGTAACTCGTGTATCGCCTTCAACAAGTCCTCTTTACCATTCTTGCGACGATGGCGACACACACGCTTAACCACACAACCTTCTAGGAATGTGAGCTTGTTCTTAGTGATGAACTCCACCGGTTGAATCGCCATCTGGTAGTGATCCCCGGCAACTTGGGTACTGAGCGCTGACGGATGCGGTGTAGCAAATGCCGTCATGTACTCAGGTGCATATTTCTCTGCTAATTTGTCGGCAATGCTCATTTCAAACCCTCCTCCATATTGAATACAAGATTAGCCGCCAAGATGATCCCGTTGCGCTGTGCGGTCATGTCACAACCATTACCTTGCAACTCACCTCTGACAATCATCTTGTCAAGATCACACCAGACACGATGAAGCAATGCTTCTGAAAATTTGAGTACCCATTCGCCGTTACTAAAATTACAGTTTTCAAAATCGGCAGTCACTTTATCCGCTAGTTTCAGAACTTCAATTGGTTTCATTTGGTTTCCCCCATCAACATTGTCATTAGATGGCGAGCCTGTGAGACAGCATCATGAAGGGCATTGTGGTAA